TTTCACCGCCAAGGGACGTGGGCTAAAGCCAGTTAAAAAGAAGCCGTCCGAGTAGTCGTGTAGTCTAAAATCTAGTGGCTCACTTTTTGCCGCACTAGTAAACCAGCCGTCAATGCAACGCTCAGCAAATACACAAAGCCCGTGATCGCCCTTTCTTATCGGCGTAGTGATCACAAAATCGCCACCTCTAAAAAATTGCACTGGCACATCATCTATTGGCGGTAATGACACGCTCACGCCGTCACGTTTTAGCTCGTTTATCATTAGCTCGACTTGCACCGTATTGTCGCCTGCGTTAAATTTAAGCACCTTAGCAGGTAGCGCCGTATGCACCCCTGCCTCAAAACTTAGTAGTCCGCTATCAAAAATTTGCGTTAAATTTGGATCGTTCATTTTTTCTCTACTTTGTGAAATTTTCCATTTATTGCGATTACTTCTGTTTGCCACGTATCGTTTAGAAAATCGCCACTATGTGTTAGCTGCACGATCTTATAATCGCCGTCATATTCGCTTAAAATTGATTGTATTCGCACGAGCGAGCCGATGTTTAGTTTAGGGTTTAATAAGCACGTAACCCTTAGCCCGTCATCGGTCTTTTCTGGGCTATTAATCAAGCCAGTTTTTTCACTCAAAACAAACCCCTCGCTATCGTTGATAATTTTATCCTTTGGCAAAATGTTTAAATTGCCGTCTAATATATGCCAGTTAGCGTCGTTGTTTTTGGCTACGTGCTTTAAATAATCCTTTATATCGCCACTTAATACTTTACATCTTGGCAAGGCTTTATCTTTTGGCAAATCTACCACGCCTTGCTTTGAGCTTGACATTGCTTTAACGCACATATTTACTACATCACTATCCTTTACGCCAGCTTTTAGCGTTGTGTATAGCCTAGATTTTGAGTAGTCGTTTTGTCCGTCGCCACACTCAATATGGGTGATAAAGTCTAAATCGTTTCGACTGGTATAAGCTTGCGTTATTTGCCCAGCAAAAATTAATCTTGGCTCGTCATAGCCTGCAAATAATTTCACTTGGTTAAAAATCTTATTGGCTATTTGGTTACGGTTGTTGGCATTTAGATTGTAAATTTCTATTTTGCTAGTGTTTGGCTCTTCGCTTATCGTCTTTTCAATGTTAAAGCTAATTGCGAGGTTGTCTATCACTATGCTTTGCGTGCTGTTGCCTATTTCTAAGCGGTAGCGCCTGCCGTATTGCCTCACGTCCTATCCTTTGCTAACTCGCTCATTGCTGCGTTAAACTCCTTTTTGCTAACAGCATAAAGCTTCAAGCGTTCGCCTAGCTCGCTAAAATCTACGCAATTAACGCCGCTTTTCGTGGTATCAACTAACATTAAAATAAAAGGTAGGTTTTTATTAATAAGACTAGGAGCATTAACCGCTAATCCCTTATTAAAAGCCAAAATTTTATTTGTGTTTAGATCGGTTAAATCAAATTGCCAAACTGCGCCAACCTCGTTATATTTAAGGGTTAGCTCTAGTTCCATATCAAATATGTTAAAATTTTGCGTTTGCTTTAGCTCGGTCGTTGTCATTATTTCGTAAATCAAAATATATCCTTTAAAAGGCTTGTTTTCTTTTGTTTAGGTTCGGTCTTACCTAAATTTACGGCACTTTTGCCACCATTTAGCCCCGTGTTTAGCCCCTTAGCTGTTTTTGTTTCTACTATAAAAACCTCCTCGAGTGTGAGCGTAACGTCAGCGTATAGATCGCTTTCAGTAGTTACTTCAATGCTTGTAATTAGCATATTCCTATATGTTTTTAACCCAGTCGTCACGATCAAAAACTCGCCACTCTTTTGCACTTCCAAAAGCTTTTCATATAGGCTTTGTAGTCTATTTTTGGCGGTGCTATTATCCTTATTTTCTTTTCCGTCGGTTAAAAATGGTGCTATTTCGCGTATTTTTTTATCAACGCCAAAAATCCTAGCGTATCGCATTGCCTCGTTTTTTATATGCTTTACATTGTTGTAGAGTTTGTAGGCTTTTTGTGTAAAACGATGAGCAGTTTTTATATATGGCAAGTTAAAACGGACTACTTGCATAATCTCGTCACCCCTGGTTAGCGTTGGTGGCTCATAAGCTACTATTTTGCCATTGATTGTTATTTGTTTTGGTTCTAGCACGGCATGATCGGCTACATTTGCACCGCTTTCTATCGGATTTTTGGTCGTGCGTAGCGTGCTTTTATTGTTTTCTTGCTCGGTTGCATCCAGTCTAAATGTGCCTATCTTACGGCTTGTTACTTCGATCATTAATAGCCACCTCCCACATTATGATAAGCGGCTGCCAAATTTAATTTTTTTTGTTTTTCCATTATGCGCTCAACCATTTCAGGATTTTGGGTTGTTATGTTATATGTATTTGTTATATCTCCGCCGTTGTATGTACTCGTTCGATTATTATCTGCGTATTGCGTCGCTAGTGCTGCTTTTGGTGTATTGTTGCCAAAGCCTAAAAAGCTTTTTGTGCTTTCCCACATATCGCTAGCGGTCTGACCTATATCAAAATTTTTAACGGCGTTTATAATCGGGGCTATGTACTCGTCATATTGTTTTTTAATCCATTTAAATGGTACTTCAAACGCCTTAAGGATAGCGTCACCAACTTCTTTGAAACCTTGCTTTATTAACTCCCAGTCGCCCGTAAAAATACCATATAGCATTTTAAATACACCAATTATCGCATTTACGCTTTCAGTTATAAAATTAACCACAAAATCCCAAACTTCTTTAATCGTTGGTTCGATTTCTTTATACAGCGCAATGGCTTTTTTGCCCCACTCGATACAAGGCTTCCAATAGTCGCCAAATAAACTTTCCCCGCCGTCTAAATAAGTCATTAAATCATCGATTACTAGCATTAGTGCGCCGATTAGCATAATTACCCAGCCGATCGGGTTGGTTAAAAACGCCGCTAACATTGCACGCTTGACGACCGCTAAAACGCCGACAAGAATTAATAGTGCTGCTTTCCAGCCTATCGTGCTACTTATCACTTTATTTACAAAACTAAACGTGTTTGTAAATACTTGCCCTAGCTTCAATATCCACTTAAAGACATTAGTCAATCCCTCTACGACCAGCGCTTTATTTGCTTTTAGAAAGTTATTAAAGCCTTTTAGGCTTTGATTGACGACTGGGATTAATTTTATCGCCACCTGCGTTGTGATTGATTGCATTGCCGTCTTCGTATCTTGTAGGCGGTCTTGGTACTCTTTTGCTTGATCTATCTCGGCTTGGGTTATATCAAACAATTTATTTTTTTGCTTAGCTAGTTCCTCGATATTTTGCAAAGGCACGGTTAAATAATTCGCTATTAAGCCACTAGCCGCCGTTGCTGCTGCACCTATTAGCATAAATTTACTTCTTATATTGCCTAATTCTTGTTTTAAGTTGATAGCTGGCTTTTTCTCGGTTAGTTTTTTGGTCTCTTTCGCTGCTTCTTTTGCTTTTTCGCCGACCTTTTCCTCTGCTTCTGCCACTTCGTGAAAACTAGTAGTGAGTTCCTCGGCTTGCCCTTTAGCTTCCTCGCACCATTCTACGCCTTGATTTTTGGCTTGCTCTAATTTTGCTATTAACTCAGCATTTCTTTCCATGCCAGCTCTTACGGCGTCGCTTATAGGCTGAGCTGTTTGTTTGGCTAGGCTAGAGATATTTTTTAGCCCTTGTTCTATCTGCTTTATCTTGCCACTATCAACATCAAATCCGATTTTATAAAGAAATT